CTTGCAATGTAATAGCCCGGCCAGTGATAGTACCCTTAACCCCCGGGACACCTTGACCTTGATGGTCGAACGCTCGGTACGTTGTAGTCGATGGGTAAGTCGAACCTAACTGCGCCGTACCATTAACCTGCACCAGACCCGCACCACCAGCCGGTACCGTCTGCAAAGCCACACCTGTGAATACTGTGTTCGGAATCGCTGGTGAAGCCGAAGTTGTGCCGGGGTAAATATTGATTGTGGTTGATGGGTCGGTTGAAAGCACAGTTGCTTTCGTTGGGATTGTGCTACCACACACAATCATATAATTTAATTTTTGATTAATATCAATATAAGCAATGCCCACATTAGGTCCATAACTAGGCGTCATCGAGTTTTGTGATGCTGCAGTGGCTACATAAGGTTTAACTAACGTAGAATTCAAAGCTACGGTTGTATCAACATTGTTAAATAATTGCATAACCCCAGTAATTTGCGCCGTTGATACCGGAATACCCGAGCCTGTAACACCTACGGCGCAACTTTCTAGTGAAGTTACCCCCGATATTGACGTTGCTGCGCCCGAACCGTTATTTGCGCTTAAACTACTAGCGTAAGCAACCATATCAGCGCTGTTATTTGCGTACGGCATAAATACTGCGCCATTTGTATTTGCTACTGCGCGAGCATTTTGTATGGGTGATGCAACGCCAGTTACTGCTGCGAAGGCTACTGTTTGCCCAAAAGTGTTACCTGATGGGTTACCGTACTGAGCAGTATTTTGTACATTTGTAGTAAGCCGCCCAGATACCATAAAGCCGCCGCCTGAATACCCGCAAACGGTAAGGTTTTTTATATCGTTAGCATTAACTATCGTATCGCCTATAAGCTGCGTATTAGTATTATCGTAAACTCTGTAAGTAGCCTGATTAACAAGTCCTGAATACATGATGATGTATCTATCATCAGTAAGCCCTGATACGCTTACAATGTACCCACTTGTGCCAGCGGAGGCGCTATTTATAGTTATTGTAGAGCCAATTTGCGTAAAGGTTCCTGAATATAATCTTACGTAATGGACTGAAGTATTTCCATCTGTCCAAGCAATTGCGAATTTACCGCTGGTCAATGCCGATATAGATATTTTAGAGAATGCTTGAAGGGTCGTTGCCGCTCCAGAAGCAATTGAGATCGTTTGTATGAGCACTCCAGTAATGGAATACACAGATACGTTTACAGTGTTATTACTTAATATATAAGCGATTAATACCCGCCCATCAGGCAGTGTCGTAGTGCTTATACTAGCTGCGTTACTACTGTTAACAATTTCTGGATTTTTAACAATCGCACCGAAAGTTCCGGCCACTGAGTAATCCCCTGCAGCAATACTAAACGCTGCACCTAATGGGTTAGAACCTGACGGCGCGTAAGCAAGGGGAGTAGCGGCAACGGAACCAGCGATTTGGTTTGAAGGTGTTACGTTTACTAGCGCGTATGTTGTGGCATTAACTGTAGCTACCTGCATACTGTAGTTTTTGTTGCTATCTCTGTTTGTGTAGTACAACGAAAGATAACCAGAAGGTGATTCTAGTACAGTTATGAAATTAGCTGAAAACCCAAAATATGCTTGAGGAATATTAATGGGTACTGCCGCAGTTGAGGTTGTACCAGATGTACCGGAGAGGCACGCGCCAGTGGAGTCAAACACTGCATAACAAATGGGGAAACTATTTGAAACACTTGCAGCCGTTGTTATAATAAATTTATTACCTGATAAGGCGGCCACACCCGTAGTATACCCGTAAAAACCGTTGCCTTTATAAGCATTAGCTACGGGGATATAAAATTCTGAACCTAATACGTTACCTGTAGGTAAAAATCTAAACGCAATAGTAGCAGCAGTAGGGGTAATACTATAAGCAAGGACAAAAGTTGTACCGTCTGAAAGGCAGGTTGCGTCCGAAGAAGGCTGACTAAAAATACCCGCAACATTAGCAAAAGTTGTAGCTGCTACAACGACCGTGCCTGTAGAGGACCAAATCGCGTATCTATAGGTAGTACTGTTAACACATCCGATTGCTAGAAAATCACCATTACTACGTACTGCTAATCCAAATTCTTGGGAAGTACCGGCTGCGGGTAGCGTTATCCAAGCAAAAGCGGCCGTACCCGTAGCGCCATAACCGCGAATATAAATAACAGTCGCAGCAGGAGAAAACCCTGCCAAAATAAAACCGCCGCTCGGTGTTGCTACAACACGAATTGGATAACCATTAGAGATAGCTACCCCCGTTCCGGTATCCTGATTTGCTGCGGTTACAACTGTGCCTGTATTACTGTACACCGCATAGCAAGGACGGTCCGATGTGCCGCCTGAATTATTAATCCACCCTACTGCGAAGCCGCCACCCGTTAAAGCCGCAACAGCAATACAAGGGATATTACTTTGTGTAAAAGTGGTTGAAATTATAGTTTCTGCGACGACTACGGTACCTGCGGAGTCAACAATTCTAAAAGAAGGGTAATTTGTGCTTACGTTAATAAATGCTTGTACGATGTTGCCATTAGTTAAAATAGCAGCGAAGTTTTTAGTCGTGCTCGCGCCGTAAACACCTACATTGCTAGAGTTAGCCCCAGTAATTCCACCCAATAAAGGTACGGGGGCTGTAACCGGTACGCTAACTGATGTAGGTGCTGCTGATACTGGAGGAGTGCCGTAGTCGCCCGTGGAGCCGTTGAAGTAAACAAGGTCGCCTGCGTTAAAGCCCGCCGCAGTGGATACGGTAAGTGTTTGTGATGGGGTTGGTTCTGGTGTAATTGATCTTGACATGTGTTACTCCTCGTATCCATAAACGCTAACACTCAGGCCAGCGACACTTGCGTAAACCACCACGTTCTCGGCTGCATTGGCGACTATACCACCGCGCTCTAACACACCATTTCCGGGGATAATCGAATCATACTCAATGTACTCGGCTGTCGTCGGAGTCGCTGTCGCTGAAATAGCCAAACGCACCGGAATCGCGTAGCCCGTTTGATTCGTAATGCTAACATTGAACACCGCCGCTGTGGCTACCGGCACGGTATAAACCGTCGTTAATGTTGCCGCCGCCGGAGCAGCTTGACCTAGAAGTTTACCTGCCATGATAATTCCTTAAAATTGAGCCATGTAATAGACTTTAGCGACGCTCGGCCCCGACGCTGGAATTACTAGCGCCTGACTAGCCCATGTTCCACCTACGGAAGTAAGGACGTTACCAGCAGTGCCGGGGGCTACTTCTTGAACAGCCGATGTGGCGTTACCCAGCAGCACATTGTTAAGCGCCAGCGTAGATTTACCCGTACCGCCATAGCCAGCAGCTAACGTACCCGCTAGAGTGATAGTACCCGTCGTAGTAACCGGACCGCCAGAAGTCGTAAGTCCCGTAGAACCGCCAGACACGTCCACGAACGAGACGCTACCTAAACCTGCCGCAGTGTTCCACGCATACGCGCTACCTGTCCACTGTAAGAACGAACCCGCAGGAGATGGAGTTGGTACGCTGCTAAACCCGCCTGTGCCGTTACCGTAAAGAATGTTTGTGCCGGTCGTAGCAGGCGCATAGTCCACACCAGATACCGCAGCGGAGATCGTACTGCCGTTACCCTTGAGAATGCCTGTAACTGTGGTAGCCGTGCCCGTGGCGTTGATTTGAATCGTACCCGCGCCGTTTGTAATCGTTACGCCTGTACCCGCAGTTAGCGTAGCCTTAGACAGCGTATTACCCGTGCTATTACCAATCAGAAGCTGACCGTTAGTGTAAGTAGTCTGACCTGTGCCGCCTGAATCAACACCCAGTGCAGCACCTAACGACAGTGATGGGAAGTACGATACCGCCGAAGTGACATCCGTGCCGTTGTTGTAGACGAAGGCGCTCTTACCCGCTGGGATGACAACACTTGCCCCCGTAGCGTTCTTAACAGTAACCGCGTCGGCCAAACCGTTGTTGATGACGTATGGCTTCTCAATCGCTGGAACAATAAGGTTCCGCGCACCGCCGGAAGTGCCGGTCAGGTTTAGGCGGAAGTTACGTGCTGTCTGGCTAAGATTGGAGTTAACAAGCGTCAGTGTGATGTCCACACCCGCGAAAGCTACATCTGCCGAACCTACAATCGTCTCTTCTAGCGCGTACTGTAGGTTGTTATTGGTAGTAAAGCCCCACTGACCATTCTGGTCACCAGTAGCGATTAGTTCAATCTTTAGGCTGGTATACGTACTCATAACTATCCTTTAACTACGTAATCCGAATAACCGCTGAAGAGGCCGTATTAGATGGTAGTGTAACCGTAAATGTGTTAGCAGATGTTTTATCTGAACCGAAATCCAATACAGCAATTGATTTGTTACCCTTGCTGCTGTTATAAATCAATGCGCCCCGGGCAGTAATTGCACCGCTCCATGAGGGATTATTAAAACTTACGTAAGCCACACCGCTAGAAGCCGCAACCGTTACATTAACCAAGACCAACCCACCAGCCGTGTAGCCTGACGCTACAACCTCATAAGTAGATGTGTATACCGTGGTGGTAGGCCCTAACGTAGCAGGAGCCGTGTACAGCGCAATCTTTAACACATCTGTTGTCAAGTCATGTTGACCCAACAATATCTGTTGCTTGAAGCTCGTGGTCTGCCCTTGCTGGATAGCCATTACGTGACCTTCTCTCTAACTTGACCAGAACGGTAAGTATCCTGACGCAGTTTGCCATCGCCCAGTTGTTTGTACAAGGTCAATGAATGCAAGTACATCTTCTGGTACAGGTCAACCATGTCCGTCTCGCCCTTCATAAAGCGGATAGCCTCAAGAAGCGCACCATTCAGCAGTATAGAATCAAAGTTGTCGCCGAGCCATGTAGTACCCGCAGTCACAATCGACACAGGGTAGGCAGCGTAATTCAACTTTAAAACGTAAGCCGCATTAGGTGTAGGGCCGACAATAATATCGGTTGCGTCCTTAATAGCGTAGTACCTTGGCAGTCCACTTACTAACGGGAATGGGTAGGCTTCGCGGATGTAGTTAACATCTTTATCCAGCAGGAAGCTATATTCGCCCGTAGTATCCACAACAGCCAATGCAAACGGGTACAAGAAATCTGTCGGTAGAGTTACCGACTCCACGTTGATCGCACAAGTGGCAGAGAAATCTTTACGTAGAGCCGGGATTTGCACCGTGTTGTAGATTTTCTGCTCCGCTTGCTCCGTAAACATAGCGTACTCGTCCGCTGTGAACGTGTTTTCACAGATAGTCGCAATATTCGTACAGAGTTCAGCGTAGTTCATAGCGTACCTTTAGCCCATTGGACCACGTGACATTACACCTTTAGTAGCTGCGCCAACACCACGCATTTTGATGCCAGTTGTTTTAACATCATCACGTGCAGGATCACCAGCACTTACGCGTTGAACTGCTTGACGTGGGCCAAGTTGGTTCGCTGAAAGCGTATTCGGGTCTCTGGGTTTCTCTAATGCGTTATGGATAGTCACAAGTTTACCTTTCATGGTATGCGGCTCGGCGTAAAGGCTGGCAGGACCAACTTCTTTACCCTTCATCTTCATACTGTACTTAGCCATTATCGGCCTCTTGCGCCAGACTTCTGATTAACAGCACGGGACAGGTTACGGCCAAGGTTCTTACGATCCAGCGATGTCGGACCACCCTTCTTCATACCGTGCATCTTCTTCTCGTGTACCTTAACTTCGGCCTTAGCCACTTTTTTCATGTTGTCCATTTTAGACTCCTATGTAGTCGTAATTGTTACGTTGTTTACTACTCCCGGCGAAGCCAAGTAGTTCGGCGTTAACCCATTATCTGAAGACTGCGCTCCACCAATCGGTGCCCAACCCCACTGAAACACCCTGCTACCATCTGACGGAACCCCGTTGTTGTTAACGCCTGACGAGTAGTAACTTAAATCTGGCCGTGGTTCCCGCAGTGCTTGTGGATCATCTACCGGGAACATACCTAACTTCAACTGCGGATGATCTGGGTCCCAACAAGCATTACATACTTTCGTGCTTATCAAGTGGTCTTTAACCACTAACTTGCGCAACTGTTTCAGCTTGAACCGAAACCCACAACGGTCGCATTCAGCAATTGCCTTGTAGCCTGATGCAAACCTATTGCCCATATTAAGCCATCCGATACATTCTAGGTACGAACCTCACAGCGGCCTTCTCACGATCCTCACCAGCAGCAATATCGAACTGCTCATCGTAGGCTTGCTTCAACATCGGGAGGCGATCCGTACCTTCTGGAATTTTCATGGCTACATAATACGCCAACCCCGCCACAACACATGGCAGGAAGCGGAAATTCATATCTGGGGTCTCGATACCCTTACCAGCGTCCTGAATACGGCGTAAGCGCCAGTAAACTAATTGGTACTGCTGGGAGCTATCAGGGGTCGGCCACACGGTTGCAGCAGGCAGGTTGGCTACATACACCGCATCACCAGCCGTATGGGCAGCAGCGGTCGTAGAACCTTGCGCACGGAAGCAGTTATTCAGGGTGTTAGTCGCAGGATCAATGTAGCCGTAGTAAATGTTCTCCGTACCCAGCTTAATGTACCCTGCCGACGCGAGATTATCTGTACCGGTAAGCGTGATCGTTGTATCCGTCGAAGATATGCTGGAGGCTAGGGTGTATGCGGTAGGTGCTGTATCGCCAGCGAGCCGCTGAATCCAGATTTGGATTGGTCTAGCTTGTGTAATCTTGTTAGGGATTGTGGCGTAGGTAGACACACTAATACGTGTTATGGTGAGATCAGCCTGTGTGGAGGATACGTTCGCCCCAGTGCGAATCACATGGTCAAGTAGATCAATCGTGTCTACAGGTAACGCGTAAGTATTTAACCCCGGAGTCAGGTCAATCGTACCCTGCTCGATAGTCCACATGTTAATGCCACGGTTAGCCCACTCAATCGTCATCAGGTTCATACTACGACGCGCAGTGCGCAGATCGTAACCCGAGCGAAGCTCCCGCCCAGCCCGTTCAAACGCTTCTTCAGCGATCTCGGTGAACTCTAAATTAAATGCTGTGGTGCCGGTTGTGGTCATTTTTAGGCCCTAGTTCTACCGCGAATCGCTATACCATCTGCGCGGGATGAAGCGGATTTAACTTTACCGCCTTTTGCGTAACCCGTTTCCTCGGATTTTGCGTTGTCGGCTTCCGCTTGTAACTGTCTACCGCTTTTTATAGGTACGCCTAGCTTCTTAAAATCTTGGGAAACTACACCATCATTATCTGATGATTTTAGATAGTTACCTTTGTCATCAAACGATACCGAACTGTATTTAGAAGATACTTTCCCGTTCTTCTGACTTGTTTCGTTGCGATCTGCCGCCCACATAGTGTCGCCCAAATCAGCATTAGGTTTGTTGAGAAAATCGTCACTGACTTTTTTCATTTTACGCTGTTCTTCTGCGCGGTTTTTAACCATCAACTTACGCGTATCAGCCATTATTTCTTCCTCGCCATCCGCATATTATCAATTAAGTTCGGGTACGGTCTACCGGCAGCTTTAGCCGCAGCTTTCGCCGCTGACTTCTTCTTGGCGCTCAACGGCGTGGACTTCTTCTTGGGGTTGGGTTTATCCCATACTTCACCCCCCTCGGCATAGTAGTCGAACTTATCCCCATCCTTACGACGCAGCACTTTCGGCTTTGGCATTTTGGATGGGTTGATGTCTCCCATACCACGAGAGGCTCTCATATCAGCACTTACCGCCGTAAGCCATCTTAACTTGCTTGGCTTTAGTTTTGCCTTTTTTAGCAATACCATCAGCAGCACGAGTAAAACCGCCTTTAGCCATCTTCGTACTCTTCATCTCGGTTTCTTCGTGCTTAACCATCGACTTAGGAGCGCCCTTCTTCTTCATGAACTCAATTTCTTTCTTAACCATCTTCTTCGACTCAGCCATACCACCCTCCGATTTAGTGAACTCTTTACCCACTTTTGTAGGTACGCCAACCTTCTTTGCAAATTTCGGATTGTTAGCCACGGCTTGCATGAACCGTTCTTGCTTTGCTGACTTAGCTGGCACGATTACACCATCTTACCGCGAGTCTTACCGCGTTGTGCGCAACCATCTGCACGCTTTGATGCCGAACCTACTGAACCACCAGCAGCCTTTTTGACGGGCTTCTTAGACTTTGTAGGAGCAGGAGCAATAGTGATAGCAGCGGCTGAATCCGGCTCCATTGGGGGTTGACCCATTTCTGCGGTGTAAATTTCTGCAATACCTGTATCGCCTTTAGGGCGACGTTGGTCTAATTTAGGCATGATTAAAATCCTTTACTTGAAAAATATCCGGTAATAGCGCCGATCACGCCACTTGCGATGCTGCCAACTGCAATTAGTACCTTCCAGCCGCCTTCAGCAGAAGCAAGGGTCTTCTTAATCTCGTCTAATGCGATGCGTATAGCGGCAACATCAGCACGCATAGCGTCCATATCTTCTTGCAGATGCTTAATATCACTTGCGTGTGTAGCCAATTCGCGGGCCGTCTGAATTTCGTCCGCCATTTAACACTTCCACCGTTTCAATGACGCCGCTTTGCGTGTCGGTTGGCCCTTCTCGTCCTTCATCGGACCGGGCATGCCGCTCATACGAGCGCAGAATGATTTCTTACGTGCGCCACCCTCGGGCTGTGGAGCCTTCAGATTTGACCCAGTTGCTTTGTTGTACTTAGCGCGACCTTTGGCGGTAAGCCCCGCCCCCTGCTTAACTGGCAGCTTTTCACCACGACCAACAGCAAGGGAGGGAGTTTTCTTAGCCATAGAACACCACAGCGGTAGCACTTGTACACGTAGCAATGACGCTCGTATCGCACTTAACGCCTTCGCCGGGGATAACAATGTTGATCGTACCGGCAGCGGCTGGGGCTGTGTAGGTAAACAACGTCTTCGTACTATCCGCGATAACAACCGTACCGCCAGTAGCAAAGCTAACTGTTAAACCCTTAACACGAGCAGGACCGTTAAACACGGTCGTAGCACCAGCGCCACAAGTAGTGGCCTTAACGTCTGTCTGCATCATAACGATGCCTCCTTAATTAGTTCTGGTATGCAGTCGGAGCAGAAGAGCCGTCAGAGTTACGCACAACGTAAGCGATGATTACCGTGACTGCGCCAGTAGCCGAAGCGCCAGTAGCAGTGAAAGTAACAGCCGCGTCTGTAGCGCCGACATTAGCTTGTACAGGGGTAAACGTAGCTGCTGGAGCTACTGCGATAGTGCCTGCCAGAGTAATCGTAGAAGCTGCCGCCACGTCAACACCTGCGATGGTGACTTTCAGCGTAGTAGCCGAAGCGAACAACGTAGTGGTCAGAAACTGTACGGAAGTGATAACCGCGCCTGCTGGGATGAAACCCAGTGTGCCGGTCAAGCCAGCTACTTGCGCAGCGGTCAGATTGGTGGTTTGGGCGACGATAGTCGCGCCAGTATTGCGAACGGTGCCAGCAGTGGTGCCGGTTGTGTCTTTAACAGTACCGAGCAGCCAAGGGCCAAGGTGTGTAGCGAAACCCATAATATATTCCTCACATGCGAGTAAGTGCACCAATTTGCATGTCATCAGCCGGGGGCTGTTTGGCACACCGGATTACCCCGGTATTAAGTATCTTATACTATGTGTATATTTAGATGTCAAGCAGCCTATTGAACTTTTTTAGAAACTTTATATGCCGTACAAAGACAAAGAAGCGCAACGTAAGTCCAATCGGGAAAGCTACGCCCGCAATAAAAAAGTTGTTGGTGACAAGGTAAAAGAGTACAAAGCAAACTTACGGGCGCAGTGGCAGGAGTACAAGGCTACGTTATCGTGTACGGTATGTGGTGAGTCCCACCCGGCCACTTTAGACTTTCACCATGCGGTTCGAGACCCTACCAACCGTAAACTAGCTGACCTTTTACGTAATGGCGCATGGGCTGACGCCTACGAGGAGATTAAAAAGTGCGTTGTTCTTTGCGCTAACTGCCATCGTAAGCACCATCAACAGGAACGAGACGAAAAGAAAAAAGGGGCCGAAGCCCCTTAGTGACACCAATACGGTACTTATTCGTCTTCGCCTTCGTCTTCATCCTCAACTTCTGCTTCAAACCAATCATCTTCGTCTTCATCGAAGAAGTACCAGACATTCATAATTTCGTCGTGCCACCAAGCAACGCCGTCCTCGTCGTACTCAATACCTTCATCCGCATCAAATGCAGCACATGACTCCAACTCGGTGAAATCAACTTCGCCAGAATATTCGTACCCGCCAAGCACCAAACTAACCGTAATCTTCATACCGCCCCCATAGTCAAAATGACAACCGCCCCCGGCTGTAGCTACATTCTACGCGGTCATTGTGACAAAACAAAAAGGGGGCCGAAGCCCCCCTCTAAATCCACATGAACATTAGCTTTTGGCTTATGCTCCGGCGGAACCAAAGACACCGAGTGGGTCAGAGACACCAAACGAGTAACGCTCACGGGCCTTGTAACGGTTGTTGCCCGTATCAAAGTCTCCGTCCATCGAGGTTTGCAATGGCATACGGGTAAAGTGCTTCAGACCGTTAGGCACGTCTGTCGTCAGGAACCAAGCGTTCGTGTCGGTCAGATAGTGGTTTACGGTATAGCCTTCAGCAACAGAACCGTTGTTCTTCAGTGCGTTGATGTCGTTATCAGTGGTACCGACACGAAGTTCGGTTTCCAGCAGACGGGTTGCAACGAACATCAGAGCAGGTGGAACAACCAGCTTACGTGGTTTAGCAGCAATCAGCAGGCCACGTTCATCCGTCCATGCGGCGATCTGAATAACGGCGGCTTCAAGGGAAGTCTCGTTCAGGTCGGCAGGGGTGGTGAAAGTGTTGCTGTTGGTGCCACCGTTAACCAGTGGGTGCAACGTGCTGAACAGAGACACGCCATCACCGTAGGTAGTAGCAGCAGAGAAACCACTATTCAGGATAGCGGCTGCTTTAACTTGCTTGGTGTAAGCCATAGCACGAGCCAGAGCTTTGGTGTAACGAGCCGACAGTGAGTCGTACAGGTTATCTTCCATCGCCTCTTCCGTGAGGGAGAAGCCCATTGCAATGGTTTCGTGGTTGTATCGAGCGGTCCATGCTTCTTGTGCGTTGTCATAAGCGATAGCAGAACCTTCGCCTTTAACAGGAGCAGCGGAGAAGCCCGACAGCTTGGTCTCTTCTTCGAACGAACGCTCGGAGGTTTCGGATTCGAAAATCTCTTTGTGCTCTTCGCCATACTTCTTGTACTCAAGACCGAACAGGGCGTTCAAGCCCGGGAGCAGTTCTTTAAGTAGTTGTGCGCGTGAAATAGCCATTATCTAGCTCCTTATATTAAGCCACGTAGTAGCGGTGGGAGCCAAAAGTAATCTTAACGAGAACTTCTGGGGTTTGAACCAATGCTACCGAGTTAGCTGTACTAATCGTAACTGTTGATGCGGTAACAGACAGTGCTTGCGACGTAGCCGAGGCAACGGTGACAGCCGCAGTCGTGGACGAGCCAGTGAACTGAAGTTGACCACCAATTACGTTGAAAATGTCGGTGCCGATAGGAATAACTTGACCGATGGTCAGGCCAGAAAGGGTCAGCGTGGTTGTACCCGTACCGGACACATACGTTGCCGAGCTGCTGACTTGTGTATCAGGAACCAATTCCATGATACGGAAGTTACCCGTCGAGGTAGCTGGAGTCGTACCGATCAGAGCACCCAAGGAATTACCCGTGGTGAGCGAACCAGTAGCGGTGTTACCACCAAGATTCTTACCGAGCAGCAACGAAGAAGCTGAACCAATAGCGGTACCGGTAGTAGCAGCCGCAACTGCAACACGGAACACGGTGTCAGGATCGTCGCAAACGATAGCGGTGATGTCACCAGCCGTTACGTTAGCAGGATAGTATTGTGAATACAGACGTTGTTTAGTCGTCGGATTCGTGTAATAACAACCCAAGAACACGCCAACTGCGGCGGCACCTGCGATGTCATTAGCCAGAATGGCGATGTAGCCATTCGTTAGTTGTACAAAATCACCGTAAAAAATATTGGTGTTGTAGTTGTACGAAATCGGATACTCACGCGTCGATCCCGCAAAAACTTGACCACCAATAAGATTTACCGGTTTAAACCCGTACGGGGCTGAAACTGTTGGGTAAGCCATATTTTAAACTCCTAAAATTTAAGAACCAGAGCCGAAGGTTACTTTCGATTTGCGTTCTGCGAACAGAGGCATACGAGGATCACTTTCGCGCATAAAGTTGTTGTCTACTGAACTCATCTGGGACGACGCGACATTATCAAAATGTTCTGTACGATCCACGACAAATTCCGATGGTGTTTTGCAGAGCATTAGCCCGCCGATAACAACATTGTCTTTATAACGGTCGTTTTCGACCGAAACAAGTTGAATCTCCGGATGGTCTGATGCTTTAACAGGTTCCCAACCTTCACGAAATTTAGCTGAAACATTGGTGGCATCCATCTCGCCCCGCATGCTTACTCGCACCCAGTGAAAATCATAACCATTCTCCGGGTTGGGTACCGGTAGAATTTCCGCACGCTGCCAAGAACGCTTACGGACAGTTTTTTCACGGGTTTCTTGTTCACGATTAAGTCGATTTTCAGCCATTTTGTTTCCTCATATCTTCAGCAACCTGTCGGGCGTATAATTCCAGCGGCACTCCTAGCCGTTTAGCTATAGATACCTGCGTTTGCGTCAGCACGATTTTTCTGGGCGCAGTGCTTCGGGTCGCAGATGCTACAACATTACTCTTACGGCGCGGTTTATCCGCTGGTTCCTGTTCAGCATCCTCGAATTGCTCCGGGAACACTTGGCGCATACGAGCATTAATTCTCTCGTAGTAGTCATCACTTTTGGGATCAACTCCCTGCTTCACCAATTTCTGATGAAGTCCTAGCGCAAAGCTGGTCATCTCATCGTCTGGCCCAAACCAAGGATTAGCCTGTTGCCAATCCGAAGCACGTGGGTCAACTTGTGATGACGTGTTTACAGAAGGTTGTACCTCATAATTTTCTTCTTGTAAAGTAGGTAATTTAAAATTATTTACTTTATCTTCACGAAGTTTAGCGGAGGTAAGTGCTTCTTGTGCACTAAGTACTGCATCAGAGTTGCCAGATTCGTAAGCCTCTTTGTACGTACGCTTAGTCTCTTCTAGCTCTTTAGCGATAGCAAATTTAGCTTGCTCAAGCAGGGCTTCCTGATTCTTGTTTACTGTGCCTTTTAAGCGTCGGTTCTCATCTGCGATAGCCTGAGCAGCCCGTAAAGCCTCTTCCTTTTCCCGCACGGCGCTTTCTTTTGCCCTGCGTTCGTCATGGTATCCACGACTAAAGTGCTGTATCCGCTTGCGTACCTTCTCAGAATATTCTTCTAATTCTTCGTCAGTAACATCCGCAGGGGGAGTATCAGCCGGTTTGCGGTTCCGGTCTTTAACCGGTGTATCGTCGACAATATCAATATCTACTTCATCATCTGACGCCTCAATCTCAACCTTTAGGTGCTGCTCTTTTTCCTTTTCCTTTTTTTCAGGATCGGGAAACTCGTACTCTAACTTTTCGAATGGCATGTTAATTCCTTTTAAGCACGTGAAACACCGCGTGGGTCAGTAACAACGGCTTCGATAGAGTCATCGTTCATAAGGCGATACTCAAGACCATTGAATCTGAACCGCGTACCAGTATTGGCACGGAACATCACATAATCCCCGGCTTTACACCAAGGACCTTCGGGGTACCGATCTTTATCCGCATAGGCTTGGCTACCCATGTCTAATACCAATCCCACGATCGACAAGATTTGTTCTTCGTGTTTAGTACGGTCTGCCTTTACGATCCCAGAATCGTAAGTTTCTTCGATCTTCGGTAGTGCAATCAGCAACCTATAGCCAACTGGAACTGGAAGTTGTTCTTCCATCTCTTCATCAGTTACGGGAGTTTCTTGAGCCATTTCAGTCATCGTCATCTTCCATATTTTTAGCAAGGTCTTGTACTTCCCTACGTGCGATCGCTAGACCGTGAATTACGCCGCACAATTCTTTATACTTCGCAAAATCCACACACGTACCGGCCATTAAGGTCTCGGTGGTGATCTGAATTTGGTCGTCAATCTTGTCTTTCAACACGCTAAAAACTGTTTTAGCCATGATTACTGTCCTGAGTTAGAAGGTTTTTTCGGTGTAGCCAATATCTTGGCGGCATCAAATTGCAGGCGTTTATCTGCCTGACGTTCTTGAGACTGCACACGCATGCCTTCCTTCTGTGCTTCAATCTGTACGCGCTGTTGGTCGAGACCAAGTTTCTGCATCGCTACCTGTAAATCCGATTTGTCTTTCTGTGCCTTACGTTGTACTTCCGCCTGCTTGATCTGCAATTCAGCTTGCTGCATCTGAACGATCGGGTCTTGCGCTTGTTGCGCGGCTTGCTGCTGTGCTGCTTCTTGTTGATGCTGCGCGGTGAGTTGTTTACCTGCATCCGCAACGAGGCGTGCCAACTGAACTTCAATCTCGTCTGGCAGTTCTTCGTTCGGTGGAGGTAACGGTGCACCGAGTTGTTCTTCAATCTTGCTACGATAGTTAAACGCTACGTGCTCTGCGATGTGTGCGTGGAGTGCACCCATCATCTGCTGTGCCATCGGGTTCTGACCCATAGTCTGCGCAATCATCGGGTCCTGCATGAACGACATATGGGTGGCAATGTGCGCCTCATGATCTTGCGTGATAAACGCTTTAACCGGCTTGCCAATCAACACAGCCATGTTCTCGGACACTGGATCAACCGGCAACAAGTCATCAGTTATCGGTACCAACTTGTCTGCGTTCTTTATACCCAGCACCTCCAACATCTGACGATGTAGCTGCGGTAAGTTATAAATCTGCGGAGCTTGCTGCGCCATCTGGAGTGCTGCCTGATACTGGACAACACGTTGTGCCATTGTGCTGCTGTTAGGATCACTGACAGGGATCACGTCCACCATGTCATAGTCGGCCTGCTTGACCTGACGGGTCTCGTCACCATCGGGGTCGTAGTCGTAATCTTCTGGCGTGTAGTCGCGGATGATTACTTTTAAGAGCTTGAACTCCTGCTTCATCGCAAAGTGCACACGCGCCTGCACCGCTGCCATCGGCTTTAACGTGCGCTCCAACAGGGCGAGAGTCGTACCAACCGGTGCGTTAGCACTCATGTCGGAGATGTTCATGTCACTTATCGCACCCAGACGACGACCTTCTTCTGTGATCTGGTTTAACAACGCCAACAGTGTCTGACTCGGCTCCTTGTACGGGAGCATCATCACGTTGTCTTTAATCGCTCCGCTCGGCACATCCACGTCTCTAAACTCGCCCGGTGCAATCGGCGTGTCGTCTTCTTTAATGCGCAAACCGCGTGACTTCAGGCCACCCGGCAAATTGGATAACGTACCTGCATCAACCAACTGGCGAATAATGGAAGTGCCCGCGCGTGCGTAGCCACCAATAATATGGATCAAGCCCAGACCGTAGAAACCAAAGCCCGGCACATATACATAGTGCACAAAATGCTGGCGCTTCAACTCTAGTGGGTCTTCGGGGTTCCAGTTACGGCGCACAGCCAGTACGGTAGACGTACCCTTCTCGATTGT